GGTGCGCCTGTTATCGATATCAACGTAGATGATTCTCAACTAGAGGACCGCATCGATGACGCTCTACAGTTCTTTTATGACTTTCACTCAGACGGTTTCGAGAAAGTATATCTCAGTCATGCGGTGACTTCAGACGATAAGACAAACGGATACCTTGATATTTCCAATATCAACGACTCCGTAACTCAGATTGTCAGGATTTTTCCGCTAACCAACAACACCACAAATCCATTTACAGATCTTCGGTATCAACTGGCTCTTAGTGACTTTTATGGTCTAAGAGCCGGTGGTACAATGACAAACTACACAATTACACAGCAACATATGACGTTGTTGCAACAACTTCTCGATCCTGAGTTTCAATTTGACTTTACGCGATCCACGATGAGATTGCATATCCATGCAGATTGGGACGAAATTGCAGTGGGTGATTTCATCGTATTTGAAGCCTATGCGATTGTTGATCCTGAAGTGTTCACGAAGATCTATAACGAGAGATATCTGAAGAGATATGTCCCCGCCTTGTTCAAAAAGCAATGGGGTCAGAACCTTTCAAAATTTACTGGTGTTCAACTTCCGGGTGGTGTTGAATTCAACGGTAACGAAATCTACTCTAACGCAGTTGAAGAGATTGAAAAACTCGAAGAAGAGATGCGGGAGACATACGAAGAACCACCTAACTTCTGTGTAGGTTGAACATGGCAACAAACTCATACTTCCATCATCAGAATAACGAACAAGATCTCGTTGAAGATCTAACCGTAGAAGCGATCAAAATCTACGGCAAGGACATGGTGTATCTGCCTCGAACACTCGTCAACAAAGATGAGTTGTTTGGTGAAGACACCATTTCTAAATTTGATGATGGTTATAGTATCGAGATGTACATCGACTCTGTTGATGGTTTTCAGGGTGACGGAGACTTCATGTCTAAATTTGGTTTGGAGATTAGGGACTCTGTATCGCTAGTTGTATCGAAGAAACGGTTCAAAGATCAAGTGGGGATTGACCGACCGAAGGAAGGCGATCTTATCTTTTTGCCTCTTACAAATGGTCTCTTTGAGATCAAGTTCGTAGAACATGAGAATCCATTCTATCAAGTTGGTAAACTATTCACCTATAAACTATCATGCGAACTATTCCAGTTCAGTCAAGAGGACATCGATACCGACTACAGTGCCATTGATAATGTCGAAGATGCGAGACAAGAGTTTGCACTTGACCTGACGTTGAATTCTTTCACTGGTACATTCAAGGTTGGAGAAGTTGTGACAACCAATGCAGGGTTCTCTGCAACTGTATCTGACTTTACTGCATCAACAAAGATTCTGCGTGTGCATGATGTTACAGGAACCCTTTCGGGTAGTGTGACAATCACAGGCGGAACTAGCGGAGCAACAGGCGTCTTTGGGTCTCAAGCAACATCCGACACAATCGTTCCGGGTGTCACATCAGATCCGTATGACAAGGCTGATGAAATGCAAATTGAGGGTGACTCGATCTTTGACTTTACAGATACCGATCCATTCTCGGAGGGTAACTACTAATGTTTACATACTTCAATAACAAGTCAATCCGTAACCTTGTGGTAGCATTTGGATCATTATTCAACAACATACATGTTCGCCGATTCAACTCAAATGGAACCACAAAAGAAAACCTTCGCGTTCCTCTCGCATACGGATCGCGTGAGAAATTCCTTGCTCGAATAGAACAAGGGGGGTCAATCACCAATGAAGATGGTGAGATTGTGCAGATGACTCTTCCTCGTATGAGTTTTGAAATCTCTAGTATCAATTATGATGAAACTAGAAAAAGACAAACAGTTCTCAAATCACCAACAAGAGCAACAGGTTCAACAAGACAATACTCATTCAGTGAAGTCCCCTACGATATATCTTTTGATCTTCATGTTATGGTCAAGCACATGGATGATGGTTTGCAAATTGTCGAGCAAATTTTGCCTTACTTCACTCCAGAGTTTACAGTCACCATCAATGCAACCGATGTTCATAAGAAGGTAGACATTCCGATTCAGTTGACAGATGTATCACAAGACGCAGAATATGAAGGTGATTTTGAAGCAAGAAGATCAATTACCTTTACTCTTTCATTTACTGCCAAGTCTTACGTTTATGGTCGCCTGTACGACACAGGAATCATCAGACGAGTGTTCGCCGAACTGTTTATTCAAAACGATTCTGTTACAGGACCATTCCTCACAGGTCTCACTGGTGGAGTAAACACTGTTGCATCAGGTGTATGTGGTAGCACAGGTGGTGTCGCTGGTATGTGTGGTGGTGTTGCCGCTTCGTTGATTGATATTTCTATCACGGGACCAAGTGGTGCGAGTTCAGACATCACAGACTATACACCCGTTATTACAATCAGACCATTCGGGGGTACGTCAGGAAACATCAACATGTTCGGAGATATACTAGAATGAATGAAAAGAAGTCTATCGACAACAAACTATCTGATGCATTGGATATCCCCGTTGTTAGTGGAGAAATCATCGAAAAACCTAACACTGAGATTGAAAAGCCTAGAGCGTCAATCAAAGACATTGAATTGAATCAGGACTATCAGAGAGTCCGAGGTAACATGAAAGACATCATCGAGACAGGTCAAATTGCTCTCGAAGGTATTCTTACTGTTGCTTCAGAAACAGAGAGTCCAAGAGCATACGAAGTTGCCGCACAACTCATCAAGAATGTTGCAGATGTCAACAAAGACCTGATCGAGATGCACAACAAGATGAAGAACATTCAGAAAGAATCTGGTAATCAAAGTGCCGGTAAGATAACCAATAACACTTTGTTTGTGGGATCGACGAAAGACTTGCAGAAGTTTATCAAGGATCAAAGAGATATGATTGTGGATCAGATTGAGATCGAGAATGAGTCAGATTGAGCATTATCTAGGAAACCCAAATCTAAAAGCAGCCGGAGTTGAGATTCAGTTTACCCAAGAACAAATGGGTGAATATCTCAAGTGTGCCCAAGATCCTTTGCACTTCATCGAAAAGTACGTCAAGATCGTAAACCTTGACTTGGGTCTTACAAATTTCGACATGTATGATTTCCAACGGGATATCATTCAAAAGGTACATGACAATCGTTTTGTAATTTGCAAGATGCCAAGACAGAGTGGTAAATCTACCACTGTTATCTCTTATTTGCTTCACTATATCCTATTCAACCCAGAGATGAATCTTGCCATTCTTGCGAACAAGCAAGCGACCGCACGCGAACTGTTACATAGACTCCAAACCGCATACGAACACCTACCTTTCTGGCTTCAGCAAGGAGTCATATCATGGAACAAAGGTAGTCTTGAGTTGGAGAATGGATCTCGAATCCTTGCATCATCTACATCATCAAGTGCCGTTCGTGGTGGATCATTCAACCTTATATTCCTTGATGAATTTGCATTCGTGCCGTATGAAATTGCAGATGATTTCTTCTCATCCGTTTATCCTACTATCTCCTCCGGCAAGAATACGAAAGTTTTGATGGTGTCCACACCAAAAGGTATGAACCTATTCTATAAATTCTGGACAGATGCAGAGAATAGCAGAAACTCATACGTTCCGATTGAAGTCCATTGGTCACAAGTACCCGGAAGAGATGACAAATGGAAACAGGAAACGATTGCGAATACATCAGAAGAACAATTCCGCCAAGAATTTGAATGTGACTTCTTAGGATCTGCGGGGACTCTCATTGAACCAAACAGGCTTCGTACAATGGCATTCAAAGAACCCATTCGTACAAGCGACTCAGGTTTGAAGGTTTATGAAGAGCCAAAAGAAGACCATACTTATGTTATCCCGGTTGATGTGTCACGCGGGGTCGGGGGTGACTTCCATGCGTTCACTGTATTGGACATCACAAAAACTCCTTATAGGGTAGTTGCAACTTTCAAAAACAACACTATGCCGCCTATGGTTTACCCCAGTGCTATACACCCAATCGCAAAACAATATAACGAGGCGTTTGTTTTAGTAGAGGTCAATGACATCGGAGGTCAAGTGGCTGATATTCTGAAAAATGAGTATGAGTACCCATCGATGTTGTGTACGACAATTCGTGGTAGAAAAGGTCAGGTGCTAGGAGAGGGATTTGGTGGTGGTCAGACTGTAAATGGACTGCGAACCACTGAACCTGTAAAGAGAGTTGGATGTTCTGTTTTGAAATCTCTGATCAACGAATCTAAACTGATTATCGAAGATTATGATGTGATCAAAGAGTTGACTACGTTCGTTTCATCAAAAAACTCATATGAGGCTGAAAAGGGTCATCACGATGACCTAGTGATGTCTTTGGTAATTTTCTGTTGGATGACATCACAAGAATATTTCAAAGAACTGCTCAATATGGACATTCGTAAAGATTTGTACTCCGATCAAATCAAAAATATTGAGGATGAAATGTTGCCTTTTGGGTTTATAAATGATGGAAGTAATGATGGCATAAAAAACTGGAGAGACGGTGAAGGGACTAATTGGAACGTGGTTGATGATGATCAGCCAAGTGGGTGGAGTTGGTGATTTTATACATATCAGTGACTAACAACCTAAAATGCATCCAAATCACGCATCCTATAGGATAATCAAAAGGAGAACAAAATGGGATTTCAAGTAAGCCCCGGTGTAAATGTCACCGAAAAAGATCTCACTAATCTTGTTCCCTCTGTTGCAACAACCACAGGCGCATTCTGTGGTTACTTCAGATGGGGACCAGCAGAAGAGATCGTACAGGTTGACAGTGAACGGAATCTACTCGATCTGTTCGGTGGACCTACAAACCTAAACTCACAATATTGGTTCAGTGCCGCAAACTTCCTCGGATATGGAAACGACCTTCGTGTTGTTCGTAAATACAACACTTCCGCTGCAAACTCTGTTGGTGGACAATACGCCGCTCAGGGTGGTGCTTTGGCGATTCCTGCTGGTCGGACTTCCGGTATTCAAATCAAGAACGAAGAAGATTACGAAAATCAACTTAGCATTCTCGGAACAAGCGGTCCTGATGAATCCAACACTGGTATTAGTGCCGGTGCTATGTTCGTTGGTAAGTATGCTGGTGAACTAGGTAACTCACTTCTAGTTTCAATGTCTGATCAGAAGTCTGAACTGACATTCGGATCTGCTGGTGGTGGTGTTACTGGTTTTACTGCTGGATCGCCCGGTGCTGATGGAGTAGCGGCTACATTTACAAATCAAGACGGAACCGCTATTGTAGCAGGTTGTCTGCAAATTGATGAACTTGACGGTATCAACCTTCGTAAAGAAGTTGCAGTTGGTGATACTATCAAACTCAGTGGAACTGACACCACTTACACTGTTCTTGGTTTTAGTGGAGGTACAACCTCCGGTGTTGCAGGAACATCTGCGGGTCACCGAGGTCTTCAGCCAGAAACAGTTGGTAACCACTTCAACGAAACAGGTGCATACACTCACATCTTCCTTGATCGAGATCTCCCCACAGACGATCAAGGTGTGATCACCACTGCTACACTTCAGTGGACATATCAAGGAAACTTTGATAAGTTCCCCGGAACATCGACTCAAGCATCTGATGTCTTCAACGTCCATGATGATGAAGTTCAGATTGCAGTCGTTGACGAAGATGGTCTCTGGTCTGGTACAAGAGGCACAGTTCTTGAGAAGTTTACCGCATCCAAAGCAAGAGACGCGAAGAAATTCGATGGTTCTTCTAACTACTATGTAAACGTCATCAACGATTCGTCTAAGTACGTCTGGTGGGGTGACCATCCAGATGGTACTAGAGTTGGTGGTACTTCCGGTGGAATAAACACTGGTCGCCCTTGGGGTGATGACTTCGCTGCAATCGCGGCTGATGACGGAACCGATAGTGGATCCGGTGCTACCTTCGAGGCACTTATCCGTAACCTTTATATGCCACTCGTTGGTGGTGCGGACGCCGGTAAGGATGAAGATCTCCATAGTGAGACCAGTAACAATGCACTATACACTAACGGTTACGATCTGTTCGCAGATGCAGAAACCCAAAGTGATATTGCACTTGTTGTCGGTGGACCAGCATACTCAACTCTTGCTGGTAAACTCATCGATCTTGCAGATGCAAGAAAAGACTGTGTTACCTTCCTTTCACCACTCAAGTCTGACTGCGTAAACACTAATGCAATCACTACAAAGACTGATGCGGTGGTCAACTACTTCAACAACACACTCAACAAGAGTTCTTCTTACGGTGTGTTTGACAGTGGTTGGAAGTACCAGTACGATGGATTCAACGATGTCTTCCGATGGGTTCCCCTCAACGGTGATGTCGCTGGTCTATGTGCAAGAACTGAGTTCACTAACGATGCTTGGTTCTCACCTGCTGGTTTCAACCGAGGTCAGATCCGTAACGTAACTAAACTTGCGATCAATCCACGCAAGGCTCACAGAGATAAACTCTATAAGAATGGAATCAACCCTGTCGTTGCTTTCCCCGGTGAAGGTACTGTTCTCTTCGGAGACAAGACCATGCAGAGTAAGCCAAGTGCATTCGACCGAATCAATGTTCGTCGTCTGTTCATTGTGCTTGAAAAAGCAATCGCTACTGCCGCCAAGTTCTTCCTCTTCGAGTTCAACGATCAGTTCACCAGAGCCCAGTTCGTTTCGACCGTTGCCCCCTTCCTTCGTGAAGTTCAGGGTAGACGGGGTATCACCGACTTCCGAGTCGTGTGTGACGAAACAAACAACCCCGGTGATGTCATTGACCGTAACGAATTCGTTGCTGACATCTTCATCAAGCCTGCACGCTCGATCAACTTCATCCAGTTGAACTTCGTCGCAGTCAGAACCGATGTCACTTTTGAAGAGGTTCTAGGAGCATAAATTAGGTAAAATCGGGGGAGGGGCTTCGGCTCCTCCCCTACATACCTATGGGTAAACTTCAAGGAGAAAACAATGCCTAACGACATTAGAGACTTTCTAAATCAGGTAAAATCAAAGGGTATCGCCCGTCCAAACATGTTCCGAATTACCGGAGACATTGGACCCGAAGGTGCGATGAATGCTCGTAACGAAGCGATCATGTGTCGCTCTGCTTCCATCCCTTCGATGGAAGTCGGCGAGATTGTCATTCCATATCGTGGAAGACAGGTCAAAGCACCCGGCGATAGAACTTTCGGAGACTGGGATCTTACATTCATTTCTGATGCTGCCTACGAACTTCACGGTAAGTTCCAATCCTGGCACAATCAGATTAGCGGTAGTGTTCAATCAAACACTACAGACTCGACTGCTGCTGGTGAAATCTTCGGTGGTACACTTTACAAGGACTGGATCGTAGAAGCACTTGACCGTAACGGTGATGTGACACGATCATGGAACCTCGTAGGTTGCTGGCCTAAGACCATTGGTGCGGTTGAAGTCGCTGCTGATACTAACGACTCATTCGCTGAATTTACTGTGACCCTTACCTACCAATACTTCCAGACAGATACCGCTGCTACATAAGCAGTAATAAGGAATTTATATTATGCCACTCGACCTTTTTGGATTCTCGATTGGTCGGAAGAAGCCTACTGTTGGTGCAGAGGCTACTCTTTCCAGACCCGTATCCTTCGTCCCACCAGACCCAGAAGACGGTGCGTCATACGTTGATGCATCGGCTGGGTTTTTTGGGCAGTTTGTCGATTTTGATGGACAACTAAAAAATGAAAGAGATCTCATCTACAAGTATAGAGAGATGTCTTTGCATTCCGAGGTTGATACAGCGATTGATGACATTGTAAACGAAGCAATTGTTCAAGATGATATCAAACAAACTCTTCAACTAGATCTAGATGATATTGATCTCGGAGATACCATCAAAGATAAAATGATTGAAGAGTTTGATCATATCCTAAAGATGCTAAACTTCAAGAATAGAGGTTACGACATCTTTAGAAAGTGGTACATCGAGGGTAAAACCTATTACCACGCGGTGATTGATCCGAAAAATCCAAAGAAGGGTCTTCTCGAACTCAGACCAGTTGATGCTGCAAAAATTCAAAAGATCAAGAGTGTCAAGAAGAAGTCAATCAAAGATAAGCAAGGTCGAGAGGCAGTAAAAGTTGTTGATCGTGTTGAAGAGTATTATCTCTACATGGAAAGCGATCAACCCGAACAACAAGGTTTGAAAATTTATCCCGATTCAATCGTATACTGCCACTCTGGTCTATACGATCTTGCAAAGAAACGAGTGTATGGTAACTTGCATAAAGCGATCAAACCACTCAACCAACTTCGTATGATAGAAGATGCGGTGGTGATTTACAGAATCTCTCGCGCCCCCGAGCGCCGCATCTTCTACATCGATGTTGGTTCTCTTCCCAAGAACAAAGCGGAACAATACCTCCGCGATGTCATGAATCGTTACCGAAATAAACTCGTCTATGATGCAAGCACTGGCGAGATTCGAGATGATAGACGATATCAGTCCATGCTAGAGGACTTCTGGCTACCGCGACGAGAAGGTGGTAGAGGGACTGAGATCAGCACCCTTCCGGGTGGTGAGAATCTGGGTCAGATGGATGATGTTGAATACTTCAAGAAGAAACTATATCGATCTCTTGGTGTACCATCTTCTAGGCTCGAAGCAGATAACGGCTTCAACATGGGTCGCTCATCAGAGATCACCCGAGACGAACTCAAGTTCTTCAAGATGATTGAAAAACTGCGACAGAAGTTTTCTGAAATGTTTACCCAAGCACTACGAATTCAACTTGTCTTGAAGGGCGTGATGAAGGAAGAAGAGTTTGACAAGATCAAGAATGATATCCGTTATGAATATGCCAGAGACTCTTACTTTACAGAGTTGAAGGATGCTGAAATCTTGGAAAACCGAATGGGTATTCTGAGAGACATGACAGACCATATTGGATCCTTCTACTCCAATGAGTTTATTCGTAAGAAGGTTCTACATCAAACCGACGAAGAAATCAAGGAGATTGACTCTCAGATTCAGAGGGAACGTGAAGAGGGCAAGATCGAGAAAAACACTAAGGAATTCTATTGATGTCACTAGAAGAATTTAGAACAACTTACGCAGATCATTTCACATTCGCCTCTGACGAAGAAATCGAATGGGTTTACTCTCAAGTCAAGGATCAACTATGATGCAATACGACGAAATCTACGAACTACTACAAGTACAAGAAGCATTTTTGCGTGAGCAAGAAGAAGAGGATGATGTTGCAGTTGCAGATCCAGAGGCAGATGCCGAAGAGAAACCTAAGCAACCTGCAAAACCAAAACCAGAGCAATCAGCAAAGCCTGAAAAAACACAGGATGATGCAGAGGTCGCTCTTGATCCTACGCTTGAGAAAGAGTTCTATCACTCCTCATTTGAGATCGGAGATACCAGTGTAACCATGAAAACTCTAGGTCTTGGACCCACTGCACCAGTTGTCGTATATGTCAATGACAAGAGGTGGGAGATCTTCCCCGGTCCTAAGAAGGCTGAAAAGGCAACCAGAGAATATGTGAAGCGTATGAAGACAGAATCGTACTTTGTACATTCATTGAAAACGGCATTGGTCGAGGGTAAAACTAAAGTTGATGTCAGTGGTAAAACCAGAGTGATTGAAAAAGAAGATGCAAAGGCTGTTATGGAACTATACGACAAACTGTCTTTCGATAACCAAAGCCTGCTTGTTGATAGATTTTTTATAGATAGTAAGAACATGGCTAGTGTGATTGATTTCGCACACAAGAACAGGAAATAATCATGACAGATCCAAAAAAAGTAATTGACGCAATCAGAGATAGCAACATTGATGCTGCCAGAGATGCTACAAGGGAACTGCTTTACAAAAAGGCTTCTGAATATATGTCAGACCGTAAAGAGCAAGTTGCATCTAATATCTCCCAAACTCTGAGTGTTGATGTTGATGATGTTCATACTTTTGAGGAAGTTCCAACTGAGGTAGAAACTGCCGAACTTGAAACTGAAGTGGAAGTAGAAACAGAAACAGAAACACCCGAACCGGAGGAACCAACGGATGCTACTGATCACGGAAACGACTGAGGACATCAAACTCATCTGCGAAGCGGATGAGGAGTCTGGGAAAAAGGACTACTACATCGAAGGTATCTTCATGCAAGCAGAGCAGAAGAACCGAAATGGTAGAGTATATCCCGAAAAGACCCTCATGAAAGAGGTCAAGCGATACAATAAAGAGTACGTCACAAACAGTCGTGCTATGGGAGAACTTGGTCACCCCGAGGGTCCAACTGTGAACCTCGAACGTGTATCTCACCTCATCAAAGAGATGAGAGTTGAAGGTAACAATATCATGGGTAAGGCAAAAATTCTTGATACTCCCTATGGTCAGATTGTAAAGAACCTAATCGATGAAGGTGCAAAATTGGGTGTGTCCTCCCGTGGTATGGGTTCACTCAAACGAAACGATGAAGGAATCAATGAAGTGCAAAACGACTTCATGCTCGCAGCCGTTGATATTGTTGCCGATCCATCTGCACCTGATGCGTTCGTCAATGGTGTCATGGAAAATAAAGAGTGGGTCTGGGAGAATGGGGTTCTTCAGCCGCGTGAGATTGAGATCATGCAAGAAGAAATTTCAAAGGCTGATAGACGAAAAATTGATGAAGCAAAAGTCAAGATGTTCAAATATTTCCTCTCTAGGCTCTAAAAAGTATAAATACAACAGTCATTCCAACTAAAGGAGAATTCACATGTCCGATATCGATGCTCTAGAAGCAGCAAAGCAAGTGCTTGAATCAGAAGAGGTTCAGGACGAAAACATTGTTGAGGCTTCAGACGAAGAAGTTATCGGTGGTAAAGAAACTCAAGACATGCAAGGCAAGAAGGCTCAGACAATGGACCCGAAGGCTAAGGATGCCAAGAAACTCAAGAAGACCACTGATATGAAAAAGTCTGATGCTTCGGCAGAAGAAGAAGAAGAATACAAGATGAAAGAAATGTCCATGAAGATGAAAGAGCATATGGATGCTCTCTTCGGCGGCGAAGATCTTTCTGAAGATTTCCGCAACAAAGCATCTGTCATCTTTGAGTCCGCAATCACAGAAAGAGTTGAAGCACAAACTGCTGAACTACAAGAGCAGTACGATACTCGTCTTGCGGAGGAACTTGAAACCGTAACTAACGAACTCACCGCTAAACTTGACGACTACCTCAACTATGTTGTCAAGGAGTGGGCTGAAGAGAACGAAATTGCGATTGAACATGGTCTCAAGAATGAGATCTCTGAGTCCTTTATCACAGGTCTACGAGAACTATTCGAGAGTCATAACATCAGCATTCCCGAAGAGAAGTTCGATGCACTTGAAACTGCTAACAGCAGAGTCGAGGAACTCGAAAGTAAACTTCACGAACAACTTGAGAAGAATATTGAACTGGTAAAGATCAGCGAAAACCTTGAGCGTGAACAGGCATTTGTTTCCGCTTGTGATGGGCTAACTGATACTGAAGTAGAGAAGTTCAAGTCTCTATCAGAAGGGATTGAGTTCGACGATAACGCCCAATATGTCGATAAGTTGAACATCCTGAAGGAGTCTT